GCTAAAAGAAGGAGACGATAGTGGCGACACAACAACTGATCATTGACGTAGTAACCAAGAACACCCAACGACTGGACAAGATTGAAAGGGCCTTGAACAGGACCAATCGTAATCTACAAACCACAGGCAAGATCGCATCAACGGCAGGTAAGTTGTTAGCGGGTGCTTTCGCTGTAAATCTATTGCTGAAGTATGCCAACGGTGTCAAAGAGATCACATCAGAGTTCCAAACATATCATAACCAATTAAGACTGATCACCAAGGGCGAACAGGACAGGAACAGGGTTTTCAATGAGTTGGTCAATATGGCCAAACAGAACAGGACTGAATTTGGTGCCACGGTTGATCTCTACACGAAATTGAGAGTATCAACAGAACAACTGGGCGTGTCAGAAGAACGTGTGGCCAATGTCACCAGCAAACTATCCAGGGCACTACAACTGGCGGGCGCTGATGGCAACACGGCTTCATCAGTGATCAGGCAGTTTGGACAGGCGATGGCTTCAGGTGAGGTCAGGGGTGATGAATTCAGGAGTTTGGTTGAGGGACTTGGTCCAGCACTAACAATTATGGCCAGGGAGACTGGCATCAACGTGGGGCAACTGCGTAAGATGTCACAGGCGGGCGAATTGAGTGCGATGGTGATGTTTGAGATGTTGGAGAAATCAAACGCCATTGACACGGAATTCAACAAGATGAACGCCACGATAGCCCAATCAGAACAGGCATTTACAGACGCCTTCAAGAGGGCAATTGAATCTTCTGGAGTGGCAAATGCGGCCACTGAACTTTATCACAGCACATTAAAAAGCCTGACAAAAACATTAGACAGGTTTTCAGGCATAAGACCTTTCAAAGACGCCACTGATGATGTGCTTGAAGCCGCGGTCAAGGCGGGCAAATATAATGACGTCGCGTATGAATTGAGCTTGAGGCAGAAAACCATCAAAGAAGGATACACAGGTATGGGCGACGAGGCGGCCGCATACAACATCTCCCAGGATGAACAGATCAAAGCAATAACAGAACAGATTAAAAAATACGAAGAATTAAACAACCAGTATGAAGCCAACCAAGAACTGCTGAACAGATTGACAGAGAGCAACAAGAAATTCGTTGATCGCCAGAGGCTTCACATTGAAATGACTCAAAAAGAGATTGAACTGGAGAAAGAGAAACAGAAGAAAAAAGCAGAGGCTGACAAGAAGAGAGATGACGATCTAAAAAAATACCTTGAAAGTCAAAAGGATTTCATAAAATCAATTGAGACATTGGATGAGGATGCCCTTGAACAGAGTTTGAGGACTGAAAGGGAAAGAATAGCACAACTGGAAGAGATCAGATCGCGAGACGTCAAGAACTATGAAAAATACACTGATCTCATCACCAAGGCAGAAAAAGCAGGCAGTAACGAAAGATTCAAGATCTATCAAGACGAGCAGGCGAAGAGGCAACAGCAACACCAAAACGCAATCGCGAACATCAAAGCAGGCAAGATTGAAGAACTAGATTTTGACACGATGACCACGAAACAGAAGATTGAAGTGGCCTCCGCTGGTTTCTCAAGTATTCTAGAGAACGCCGCAACGTTCAACAAGAAAGCGTTTGAAATGAACAAGAAGGCCCAGATAGCTATGGCAATAGTCAATACCGCGGCTGGTGTCACCAACGCCTTGAAAGCATATCCACCACCATTCAGTTTCATAATGGCGGCCGCCCAATTTGCCGCTGGTGTGGCACAGATAAATGCCATCAAATCAACGCAGTTCCAGGGCAGGGAGATGGGTGGTCCAGTCCAGAAGGGCAAACCATACATAGTGGGGGAAGCGGGCCAGGAAGCCTTCATCCCCAATCAGAACGGCACCATCGTGCCCAACCACGAACTGGGTGGCAAGAACGAGATAACAATAAATTTCAATGTGGAGGCCACTGACGCGGCGTCATTTGACTCAATGTTGGTTGAGCGTAGGGACACCATCGTGGCGGTCATAAATGAAGCATTGAATGAAAACGGCAGGAGGGCACTAGTATAATGAGCGGAACACTATCAACCAACTACTTTGAAGCAGTTGAGATCGTCAGCGTAACACAGACGAGGGTCAGTGAGACATTGAGCAACAAGTCATACAAGAGATCCGTGGGTGGTCAGAGATGGGCATTATCCCTGTCCAGCAAGAACCTGTCACAGGCGGAGATGAGCGAGCTGTATTCTTTCTTGGTCAGACAGAATGGACGATTTGATGATTTCACTATCGTGCCACCAAAACACGGTTCAACCAGGAGCACCAATGCCACTGGCACACCAACCGTGACGGAGGAATTCGCGGCGGGTGTGACCAGCATCAGGGCACAGGGTGGTGGCGGAAGCCTGCTGTCAGGTGACTTCATTAAATTCAGCAACCACGACAAGGTGTATATGTTGGTTGAAGACGTCAATCAGGATTTGAGCAGTGAAGACTACTTTGAGATATTCCCAGCGCTGAATACCGCCATTGACAGCACCACGACCATACAATACAACAACGTGCCATTCAAGGTCCATCTGGAATCAGACAGGATGGCCTTCAAGACGGGCATTGACGGCACATACAAGATTGATTTCAATGTTGGCGAGGATATCTAATGCCAAGGAAATTAGCCGCAAACCTAATCACATCGCTCACAGGCAAGAAGCAGTTAGTCGCTGACCTGGTTGAGCTACACCTGTCTTCAGCGGTGTATCTTACCAATAGTTTCATAGATCTGTCATATGACAGCACCACGGCACCAGACAGCGGTGCCAACACCTACACAGCACAGGGACAATTCATCGCCCTGGGCAACGTTGAGGAGTCAAGGGACCTACGTGTGGGCAGTATGACGCTGGCATTCACGGCGGTTGATTTCACCACACTGGCCTACGTGCTCAACAATGAATACATTGACAGGCGTGTTGTCCTATACAGGGCAGTGCTCACGGAGGACTACGCAATTGACAGCGACAAGGTGTTCCAATACTTTGATGGCAGGATCAAGGAGTTCGCCATCAGCGAATCACCAACCAGTGCCACGTTGTCATTGAGCGTGGGCAGTCAGTTCGCTGACTACGATAAACTTTCTGGCAGGCGGACCAACAGCGACAGCCAACAGCGATTCTTCGCCAACGACGTTGGATTTGAATTCGCACCACAGATACAAACGGACATAAAATGGGGCAGGACATAATGGAGATAAACGATTACAGAGTAAAGAGACTGATTGAAAAGGACATCTTCCAGGTGTTTGAATTGAGCAAGATCGCATTACTGGAGAAGGGCATTGACAAGATAAAGGACAACATCCTGATGTCACACCTCAAGAACAACTTGGTCAGGAAGCACCAGGCATTTGACTTTGGCCTATTTAAACTCAACACGCTGATTGGTTACATCTTTGTTGATGTGAGCCAGTATGCCTACGAGGACAATGGATTCGCTATCGTTGATCAGATCTACCTGCTACCTGAATTCAGGACGGAGGCCAATTACATAAAATTGTTGAAGGCGTTGGTGGATACCTTGACACCATTGGGTGTGGATGACATCAAGACCACGGACGGTTTCACGCTGTGTAATGACTGCGAGATCTTCGCACAGACAATCAAGGATCTTGGCGAACCAAAACAGATCTATAGGATAATGACATAATGCCTTTTCATAAAAAAATCATTGGCGGGGTAAAGAAATTTGTAGATAAGGTCGTTGATGTGGTCACTGATACGGTCAAGGCCGCGGTTGATATAGTCGCATCACCTTTCAAGATGCCTGGTATGGGCGACTTTGGTGACGGCACCTCTGGACAGGTTGATAGCGAGATACTTGGACCACTACTGAACAAGGATTCAGGTGTGGGCAACATACCCGTGATCTACGGCGAACGTAGGGTGGGCGGATACAGGGTGTTCATCTCAACCAATGGCACTGACAACAAATACCTCTACGTGGCCTTGGCCATCTGCGAGGGACAGGTCCAGAGCATAGACAAGATCTACATAGACGACGCGGAGGTGCCTATGAGCAGTTACGCACACGCCACACAGGCCACACCAACATCAGGAGATTATTCAGGCAGGTTGGTCACCCAGTTCTTTGATGGCAGGGACGACCAGACGGTGTCATCATTGTTGAACGAGGCACCAGGATGGGGCACCAACCACAGATTACGTGGTGTGGCCTACCTAGCGTGTAGGTTTGAGTGGAAGAAGATTGAATCACAGGAGGATTCAGACAACAATCCCTATAGGTCAGGCGTGCCCAAGATACAGGTCAGGATAAAGGGCAGGAAGATATTTGACGTGCTAGACGGCTACTCACCCACTGACTACGGCCAGTTTGATGACAGCAATGACGAGGGCTACACCTTGAATGGTGATGACACAATCGCAACCAAGACGTTGAACTTAACATTGACCAACGATAACAGGTTTAGCGGTGACAACTCCAATCAGATCAGATTCACCACAACGAGGACGGACGCGGAGATGAAGGTGATAATGAACGCGGAGTTCTCCAGCAACACAGAGCAATATGGCCAATTCTATATGGCATTGCGATTACGCAACACATCACAACAAGCTCAATTTTTCCCTGATGGTGATAGTTACAAAGGCATCACCCCCACTGCGGTAAGACAGAGCGATGGCACGGTCAGGAGGACATTTGAATACACATTCAGAAATCTGCCCATCAACACCGTCCATATCATAGATCCAGAAGTCACAATCTATAGTGCCAATGGCACGATAACTGGAACCTGGGACGTTACCCTTGAAGTGCTCAAACCACAGGAGGAGACACACGCCACCGCCTACGCCAGCGAGACGGAAGTGTATAACAACAATCCCATCAACGTGCTGTTGGACTACCTGCGTAATCCAAGATATGGCAAGGGACTGGCCAACGACTACTTTGACTGGGCCACTTTCAGATTGGCCGCATCACAATGCGACCAGACGGTGCCATACACCACCAGCACCACAGGCAAGTTCAACCAGTTTGATGGTGTGATAGACACCGCACAGAGCCTACTCAACAACGTGAAGAACATCCTGGCCAGCTTCAATGGCATAATGCCATACCAGGCTGGCAAGTATCACGTAAAACTACACCACGGTGGCGATCCCACTGACATTGATTCAGCACCAAACCCACCACCAGTGGCGATGACCATTGACGAGGACGTGCTGATTGGAGGATTGCGTATCCAGGGCGAGAGCAAACAGCGTAGGATCAACCAACTGCGTGTGACCTACACGGACCCAGACGCGGACTACCAGCCCAACGATGCTTTCTGGCCAGATACCAGTAGCGGTGTGTATTCAACATACCTGACGGAGGACAACGACATCCCCCTACACAAGCAGATAGCACTGCCACACTGCGTCAGCAGGGAGCGGGCACTGAACTTCGCGGAGACGGTGGTCAAGACCAGCAGGAACAAGATGCTGGTCCAATTCTCAACCACGACCGCGGCCACTGACGTCAGCGTTGGTGACCTAGTCAGGATAGTCAATAACAATCTCAACTTTGATGGATACTTCAGGATTGAGAGTGTCAGCCTTTCAGGCGAGGGCAGTCTCAACTTCACGGCCACGGAACACAACAGCGCGGACTACGTGCTGGATGGTCAGGTGGCGGCGGCGGCCAAGCCAACGATAAACCTACCCAACCCATTGTTGGTCACGGCACCAACCAACCTGGCGGTCTCACAGAGCACTCAATTGAGCGGCAGTGGCTACACGGCCTCTGAACAGCTGGACATAACCTGGACGGCATCAACGGACCCATTCACGACTGAATACATTGTCCAGGTCAAGCCCGCATCTGACTCAACCTTCTACACGGTGGGCATAACCAACGCCACGGAGTTCTTCTGGGGGCCAGTGGCCACGGGCGACCAATGGGACGTCAGGGTTGCTTCAAGGAATGAGCTGGACAGGCGTTCAGACTACGCCACGGTGGCCACATACACGGTCACCTAGTGTATGAAGGATTTCCTACTGCGCCTGGAGGAGTTTGGACACTTTGGTTGTCGCAAGAACAGGTTCAAGTGCGAACAGCATCACACCTGTAAGTTCAAACTGAAACACAGGCACCTGCGTGACCACGTGGTCATAAATCTGCGGGATTCAAAAAGCAAAAATTACTATCAAAGACTTCGCGCGATGCGAAAGTGATTGGCACCTTGAACTCATCCTGGTAGCACCTCAACAACTTCAACTTGGGATTACTGACCTTGCTGGCGTCCTTCCTGTGCGTGTATCTGTGATCAAACAGGCTCTCCGTTGATGCCTTGCCCCAACCACAGCCCAGTATCAGTATCTCCTTGGCGCCAAGGTATTTGATCGCCAGCAACACCGCCAGCGTGCCTGAATCCTGTGCGGCCAGTCGCAGTGGCGAGCACACCTCTTCAAATTGGTCAGTCTTGTGGCCGTTCTTGGTCCAATAGGTGTGAAAGGTGTTTTTGGTGTCTTTGGTGTCCGCAGTGATCTGATCTCTGGTGTTGGGGTCATAGCACACCACGTGATCAATTTGGGGTCGTATGGTGTAGAACCAATTACACCCCAGCTCTACGCCTGTCTTTGGCAGTCTAATCGCCAAGTCTTTCACATCTGGATGATTGAACCATATCTTCATAACAACAGGCCCACGCGGAGTGATAGGAGTAAGACTACCATTGGAAGCGCGGACCCAAAATATTTACATTTCTTATTGACTTTGGAATCAAGATGATATATACTTAAGAACAGGCTCACAAAAACAACAACAATTAGGCACACACAATTTCACACACAAGGCAAACAGATTAGGTTGGCAGGCCACTTTGCGATACTGCTGAATACGGTTTGAAGAAAATCCAATTTTCAAGTCCTGGTATCTGTTCCAGGCAGTCTCCAAGAGTCACACAGCACGTCACGACGCCTGTGCGATGAAGGGAAGATGGATTCTAGACAAATCTGAAGGAAGGTGCTCTGTGAATAAGATACAACACCAATCCAAGTGCCACCGTCTATCAGCGGACACTTGGACAGCGTAATAAAAAATAGCGAACAGGTATAGCGTTACCGCCTGGTCCCAATCAGGGACAGCGACTGATAGTGTGGCTGACAACTCACATCAAGTTCCAGTCTTGCTTTGGCTGTGATAGCCAAAGTGTGACTTCTTCCTACATCAAGTTCTTCCTTTAGGAGTTGAAGATGAGCGCGAGCGAATCTTCAGATGGCAGTAGGCCATCTCTGTCAGTGCCACTGAAAGGAAAGGATAAATATAACTGGATGGACTAAAGCGGGTTCTTATCTTCTTACAAGATACGTTATACTACCCCGCAGGGTCGCAGTAATGTGATCCAATCACCTATGTTAGTGAGCCATTGACGTCCATCCACCCCTTTTCTTATGCGAGTGATCAAGGACGTCATAGACAACATCAAGCAGTTCAAGGACCTCCAGGAGATCAAGGACTACGTCAGGCACAGGCTACCAGAGGAGTATCACATCAACGCCATCGCCCGTAGCACGGCATTGTTATCACAGCCAGGTATGACTAAATGGGATGATGACTGCTGGGAACCTGATGAGTGGGTTGAGACGCAGGACTTCCTGTGCGAGTTGGTCTCACGTCCTGGTTGTCCTGAATGGCTACACAAGCAGATAGTCTGGGAGTCACTCAAACTTGGTCCGTGACCAGACCAAACGACCAAACCCTACCAAAGGTAATCTAAATTCCGTGATCCAATTGACAGCGAGCGCCAGGTGTGCTACAATGTGATTATGTTTTTGCGTAGAATCAAAGACACGAACACAAACACAACAAAGGATATGCGATGTTAAAGAAGAAATACAAACTACGGGCAATGACCACAGCGGTCAGGGAATTCACCATAGAAGCACCCAACGAAGAGATAGCCAGGGCATACGCGGAAGAGAGGGCGATGGACATCACACTCTTGGACGAATGGCAACTGGACGTCAAGGACGTGATATTTGACGACAAGTTCATTGAGAAGACTGACCAGCCAGCGGACATAGAGATGGATGAGCAGTGGCTGGACACCAACTACGAGTGCGAATACAAAGCCAAGGGCACGAACAAGTTAAAGGTGGTGGCGTGATCACGATCTGGGAATATTACAAGCGGCACAAGATCAGCACCAAATACATCATAGATCTTTTAGCGGCGGAATGCCACAACCCCTACGAACCAATACGAGCATTTGGCAAGGACATACCACAGACCCTGACAACGGTGCTGAAGAGATGTAACGCCAAAGCGATCAAACACATCAATGAACAACTGCGTAAGCAACAAGCACAGGAGCGATCGCGAATGAATGGCACTTACTACACCAAGCGTAGATATGCCACGAGACCATTACACCTGTGCGTCCAGACGCTGAAAGGCGTGGAGATTATGTTCAATGCCGCGGAGAAATGGGAGACGGAAACAGATGAAGCAGGCCTGCCCATAAAGAAGACACTGACATACAGGCACCCATATCACCACGAACTACTGCGTTTGATGAGTATGGCGCTGTTGATAGACCCACAACAGGCGGAGCCCAAAGCGTAAAGATGAAACGGCAGAACAACAGATACCAAGCACTGATAGAACTGGCACGTTGGCGCAAGCGTTACCTACAGGGCACGGAGTATGACGAGATAAGACCACAACTGAACAAGGTCATAGTGGAACTGCGCAAGGTGTGGGGTATGGAACCCACGGACGCGGGCAAGGACATAGTGGATTTCTTCACATATGAGACGGCACAAAGACCAGAATGGGTGCGTAAGAAACGCAAGGATTCAGACCCAGATCAATAGCGATTAGACACACACAGAGCGGCGTAGAGCCGTCATCTAGGGTGGATTGGTAGTGTGTGTAGCACTAGGAGAAGCAGGCCTTGGAAAAGAAGTTTTATAACCATATCTCCACCGTGTGATCACCCCTTACCAACCAAACGACCAAGTCCTCCACCATATCAACCGTTCTTTGACTGCCCTTTTGGCTGACAAACCCTCCAGATCGTGCTATAATCGTAGTATGAAAGCAGAAATATACTCAATTGATAACAAAGGAGGCTCAATGTATATAATCGCTAGCAAAGACGACAAGGATATCAAGCACACATTCACCGCCAAGGAGAAAGAGACCCTGGAGAATATGATGTGGGCATTTGAAGGGGACAAGCAAAGGGAGTTGGTCCAGATCTGGTTCAAGGGCGTGATCAAGCGTAGGTTCAGTGACACGAAGTGGGCTGACCACACCTGGGATTTCAAGGTATGAAACACAAGGAATCCAAACTGATACACAGCGTGGTGGTTGAGCTGGGAGGGTTCAACATCAGGCTGGAGGTGTCAGGCAAGTGCCACTACAAGATCTATTTCAACTGGCGGCTCAATGACGTGCTGATGGAACTGGCCAGGCCAGTGGTGCTGTCCAGCACACCCAGACAGCGTGAGAACCGCAAGGCCATAGAACGAGCGGTCAAGCGACAACAACTCTATCACTCAAGGCCCACACGGTAGGGCGCCCAGGTCCTTTTGGTAAGCGGGCGAGGCTTATTGCGTTGTAAAAATTTCCGCATCTTTGGGGGCCACTTGACAGGAACCAGATCCGTGCTATAATCACACTAACAAGGAGAAATTATGGATTTCATCAAACGGGATGGTGGCAGAAGCAAATACTACGCCACGAGAACAGGTGATTGTGTGATCAGAAGCATCGCGATCGCTCTAGATCAGGACTACAAGAAGACATTCGTAGAACTTTGTGAGTTGGGCTTACAATTGGGCGAGATGCCCAACGCGGTCAAAACATACAATCGCTATCTAAAGGACCGCGGTTTCAAGAAGAACAAAGCACAGCGTTGTGCCAACGGTCATCTACAACAGATCATACACTACCGTGGCGGACCTTGTCTTATGAAGACACGCGGACACCTCACATACATCAACAAGCACGGAAACATCTGTGATAGTTGGGATTGTAGGATGGAGATTATGCTGACTTATTACACACGGGACGATGAGCAATCAGACTGACGCATATTTTTTGCGGACGCAAAAAAAATCTTCGCACGAAACCAGGCTGGTAAAATAAATCTCCTGCCTAGGCTTGACAGGCCTCCCTACCCGTGCTATAATCGTGTATGAAAGGCGACAACACTATGACAAAAAAAGCAAGATACAACAAGCACGGTGACAAGTTTGAGCACTGCGTGACCATAGCACCACAACCAGGACAACCAGATCCCACATACTCATACAAGTTCCCCACCTTGGAGGGCAACCAGGTGGTTGAGAAGTGGGCCAAGAAGGTGAGACCCATCAAGGACCTTACCAAATACCTACAGGGCTGTGGCCTGAAGCGATTCAAGGACTACCTGATTGACTTCAACGGCCAGGACTACGAATACTGGTTCAAGGACTCAAGGGTGGCACTGCTGTTCAGCCTGCGATGCTCATTTATGAAGCAGACCAGACGGCACGCGGGATCACACAGGTTCAAGATTGAGTGTCCAGACTGCCACAAGCACATTGACCAAGAGGACATAGAATGGCGGATATAGACGACACCAACGCAACGGCGGCGCAGAAATGCGTCGCTGACATCTGGGCGAGGTTGGAGCAACACGACCAGGAGCACGGCACTTCACAGCGCAACGACCAGGAGTTGTGGCGACTGCTGGACTCAATGGACCTGGAGGCCCTGGTAACACTCAAGGCCGTGGCCAAGCAACACACGGACTACAGGGAGTCAGACTACTCTGAATGGTTCGCGGAGCTCAAGCAGAGGGATCCGTTCAAGGTCAGGCTCAAGTCAGAGCGATACAAGGCCAATCCCACCAACAACCTGATCTGGAAACTGACTATGCTGGCCAAGGAATGGATACGTGCCAGCCTCAAGCGTGATCCCAAGCGTGACCTGTTTGAATAGGCTGGTAAATTAATGCTGACACAACTTATTGACACGCACACACAATCATAGTATAATAAACACAATGTTAGCACGAATTCTACTGAAAAAACACGTGCGATTCATTGAGTATCCTTTCAAGACACTGGCGGCTGGCATCACCCTGATCGTGATGTTGGCCTCCTGTGGCGGACCCAGCTCGCTGTATGAACCAGCCTGCCCCAACCTCCATCCATTCACACCAAAAGAACACTGGTGCGACCCCAACTACAATAAATAAAACAGGATGGCACCAGGTTTAGGTGCTTATAAGTGACACCACTACCACACGATGCTCGTATTGGTGCCATCCACACACGGGAGAACACTATGACCAACACCAACGCACCCTGGAACAAGGGCAAGACTGGCCTGGAGGCGGGCTGGACGGAGGAACGCAGGCAGAGGGCCAGCCGCAACCAGAAGATCAGGATCCAGCGTGATCCACGCAAGTTCTACGCGATGTTCAGATCAGGACCACAGCCACATATGTGGATAGCGGGGCCAGACCCAGAACTGCGTGACAGGCGCACACAATACAGCAGGCGCAAGGCACAGGCCAACCACAGGGGCGAGGGCTGGACGCTGACCGTCAAGCAGTGGGAGAGGTTGTGGCCACTGGACAAGTGGCGACTGCGTGGCAAGAGCAAACACCACCTGATAATGACCAGGAAGGACCTGGCACTGCCGTGGCAGTGGGGCAACGTGGTGGTAAAACCACGCGTGGGCAATATGAGCAGGGTCAAGAAATGGAAACGAGATAGACAGCAACGCCAAGATAGTGTATAATAACACATATGAAACACACAAACACATTGAAAGGAGTTAGGGTATTCACAGCGCAACCTAACGAATCAAAACCACACAAGACCTACGGTCACAAGGTCGCTGAATTACAATTCACCAACGAACGCGGCGAGTCAGAGAGCACCTACGTGGATCCCACCAACGAGAACAACTCGTTGTGGCTTGACGTGCTGGAGCAGTTCGCCATCAATAGGCCCTGCGAGATCACACTGGAGTATCCAGAGGGAGTCAAATACTTCAACAAGGCACGTGGCATAATCAACGCGGACCTCAAGGGCGTAAGGCCAGTGATCACTGGCGTGTATGACGACAGCACTGGCGAGAGCAAGTCACCAAGGATAGATCCCAAGGCCATATTGTTTGAGTAGGAGCAGTTAAATAACTGGTAGGAGATAATCAATGCCAAAGGCCAAACTCGTAACCAGGACAGCATCAACAACATCAGTCACCACAGACAACATACCAAAGGGCACTGGACTCACCAACGCGGAGTTGGATTCCAACTTCCTTAACCTGCGGGACCAGGGATTCAGGATCAGGTCAGATGACTCAACACAGCACACCGTGACCGCTGACACACAGGTCACATTCACTGGTGCCACGGTGACTGAATCAGGTGGGAACCTTACCATAGCCACAGGGGGATCAGGCACGGAGACCGTGACGGCACTGACATCAGCCAGCTCAATAACGGTTGATAGGAACAACGGTAGCGTATTCACGGTGACCCTGTCACAAAACGCCACATTCACGCTGTCTAACTTTGGCACTGGGCAGACCATCAACATCAAGATCAAACAGGACGCCACTGGTGGCAAGAGCGCCACGTTCTCTGGTGTCAAGTTCGCGTTTGGCGACAGCACCATAGCCAATGGGGCCAATGCCATATCGTTCGTGACTATCTTCAACGACGGCACTGATAAACTGGGGGCCGTCAATAGGTCATACGCATAATGACGCTGGCGGGACCATTCAGGCAACACTGGAGCACCACGGATGAAGACAGGGAGAGCAAGATAATACAATTCACGCACTCAAATGCCTATCAAGGCGCCTCAAGGCCAACGACGGCCGCTTCCGTATTCAGGACCTCAAAGAACATTTTCAGTTGTTCAAGCAATGACAACGAGATGACCTTCAGCGTGTGGATCTATCCAATATTGGGTGGTGAAACTTTTGAATCTGATATCAGGGATGATGTCGTCCCGCCAGTGAGTGGTTACGGAGGTAACACTCCACACTACATCTTCAACCAATACGATCAATATCCTGGCGTTGAAGAGTATCACAGCTTCCTGCGTATAGACAGCAATGGATATGACGCTGGCCAACAAGGCATAATTGGCAGTGCCACAGGCAAAGTTTGGTTTAGGTTCAAGAACATACAAGTTGAGCACAGCACTGACACAATAAACTATAATAGTTGGAATCACATCCTGATATCAATGAAACGGTCAGGCAATGATCCTGCCAATGACCAGATAGACTTTGCTATCAACGGTCTGACCTACAGCAATCAGTTCGCACCCATCAACACAAGATACCTAGCTTCAGGTGATATCACCAGGCATTCAACCAGCAACACATTGATAGACAATGACCTGACTGATCCCAGCGTGATTGGTTCAGGAGCGGTGAATGCTAATTCAAATTTCCAATATCAAGGCCATATGTATCAGATGTATTTTGACAACAAATATTACGACCTTACCACATATTCAAATGTCAGCCTGTTCAATTCAACAGCCAAGAGAAACAACGCCGCACTGCCAAGTCGTGGCACCAAACCTTTGGTGTTGATCACAGACTTCAACGATTTCAATTCTGGATCAAATGATGCTGGAACCATTGAGAGGTATAACATCAGTAGTTCAACGTTAAGCAAACCATAATCCAATAAATACCTTTGTAATTACAAAAGGAGATCCTGGATGCCAACCAAGGCCGCGATAGTGACTAGGGCACAGACCACTAGCACGATTTCAACAGATAGTCTGAACATCAACGCACCACTGACGTTTGAACAGATTGACTCAACACTGATAAACCTACGTGACTCATCACACGCCATAGCGGCGGACACTGGTAGCAAGGACGTCCAACAGGGCGACACACTGACCATAGCGGGTGGCACTGG